ACGTAACCAGAGTTTATGTAACCAATAGCGAAAGTGCGTTAAGGGGCCTCAGAAATTTTTTTTATAAAAAAATATTTTTCTGGCTATATATAAAGAAATGTGCATTTTAAAAGAAACTATCTCAATTTAACTAGGTATGAGCATGACCAAACAAAGCCAATCTAAAACACTTCCAGTTAAAAAGAAACGTGGTGTTGGACAACCAAGGGCCACGAAGAATAGACCGCTTACAAGAAAACAAGAACTTTTTGTTAAAGAACTGGTTTCTAAAGACGGCCAGATAACAATGAGAGAGGCCGCAATCAATGCGGGTTATCCGGCAAGTTCTGCACATACGCGGGCATACGAAATGACAAACCCACATATTTGTCCTCACGTTGTGGCCGCAATCAAAGCTTATCGAGATGAGCTAGATGAAAAGTTTGGTATCAACTACAGACGCCACATCAGAGATTTACAAACGATTAGAGATGCGGCGTTAGAGAACGGAGCCTTTTCGGCGGCGGTTCAAGCTGAGTATAGACGGGGGCAAGCACAAGGTGACATTTATGTCAGCAAAAGCGAGGTTCGTCACGGCAGTATCGACTCCATGAGTAAAGATGAAGTGATGAAAGCATTACAGGAGATTAAGCAAACCTATGCCCCAGTCACTATCAACATTACTCCCGAAGGAGAAAGCAATACCCAGAACCGCGCAAAAGCGCGAAGCAGGCTTTTGGAACCAAATGCGGACGGCTTTGAAGAAGAGTTCGAGGAAGATCTCGTCAACACGGCTTGAAACGTGGGCAACGCCCGGTATACCAGATGTTTTGTTATGTGATGAAAAGGGTGGTTTTCATTTTGTAGAGTTGAAGGCCACAGCGGGCAAAGCTGTAGATTTACGTCCGCACCAAGTGGCGTGGTTATCTAATCATAAAGATGCAAGCGTTTGGGTTTTGGTAAAGAAACTTCAAACAAAGAACGAGCCAGAGCAAATCTTTTTGTTCCATGGCCGTGATGCAGTAGACTTGAAGCTCGAAGGGCTGAAGGTAGACCCTGTTATACACCAGAAAGAAAAGTTTGATTGGGAAGACATTTTCCGCTTGATTTGTCCGTAAGCACTTGATATTATCGCATATGCAACAACGAAGACAAATGGAGGTGTCTCAATGAACGTTAATTATTATATGTTGGAAAATCATCTTAATCAGAAGCTAACTACGATGAACGGTGATTTACAGTTTTTTAAAAGCATTTTGGAAGATTGTAAAAAATCAGATGATAAAGAATTAAATACCGAAATACCTAACCATCACTTAATAGACAATGCTATTCAGCAGTTAGAAAATTCTATAAAAGTTTTAAAAGATGCGTTAGCCGATAATTATACCGTAAAAAATAGAGTTTTGTTGGATCGTTTCAAAAACCTTAGTAATCGTACGGAGGTGCAGTGATGCGTTACAGAGTTATTGTTGAACTATCCGAAGCTATTGAAGCGGATAGCGTTAAAGATGCGGAAGAAAAGTTTCTTTCTCAATTTGAATTTGCTGATGTTAAAAATGGAACATGGCTAATTGAGGAGGATGACGATGCCAAAGTTTAAAGTTACCGTCACACAAACAAATGTGTTTTTTATTGATCATGAGGATTTTGACGAATGGGATTTAGATCCTACCTCTGATCATGCAAAACGTATTGCTACTGATCACCGTATTTGGGATGAGGACCAATCTGGTGAGGATACCTTTTTTGTAAATATGGACGTTGAGGAGGTCAAAGATGCCGAAGTTTAATCTTTTACGCAGCTACACCGTTGTGGAGTCGCATGAGGTGGAAGCCAAAACCGAAGATGAGGCTATTAAAATTATTGAAAAGGGGAGCGTCGAAACACATCAAAAGAGTTATGACGGGGATTATGACCGTTGTGATGATGGTTCGATACTCTATACTTTGGAGGATTGCGAAGATGCCTAATCATTGTTATCAACAGGTTCGCCTTTCTGGTCCAAGAGCCATGATCGGACACTTATATGAAAGTGTTTGGGTTACTTGTGCCGAAGAAAGGCGTTTTTGCGATGTAGTAATCCCCATGCCTTTAGCCGCCGCCGCGTGTGCCCATGAGTGGAGATGCGACAATTGGGGTACAAAATGGGACGTAGCAGACGTTCAAATAGTTAAAGAATTTGCTAAAGGTCCTCATAAGCTTTTATACGGAGAATATGGCAACTTTGCTTCCTTTACCTTTAAGTGTTGGACGGCTTGGAGTCCGCCTATTCCAGTTTGGAAAAAACTACAGTTTCTCGGAATTAGTGTGCAAGCCTCTTACGAAGATGAGGGCGGTTTGTTTGAGGGTTACTTTGCCAATGGCAAGGAACGTTCGTGGAAACCAAAAGTATTGGAGGCGCAGTGATGAATAATGAAACGACGCAACGCGTTCACTGTTTGAAGTGCGATTATATCTTTCACGAAGACGAAGGCCCCCAAAAAGAAACGTGTCCGCATTGTGATAATGCTGATATGAAAGAAACCGTTTACATGATGCCGCAAGATTTAGATTTGGAACGCATGTTAAGCGAAATTTTTGACAAAGTATTTTTTAAAGAAAGTGAGGTATAAATGTTTTTGTTTAGTTGGATAGGCCGCCTATTGTATGGTTCTGATTACGACGAATTAAATAAACGCGTTTCGAGAAAACGACGGCGTAAGTAAAACTTTTAGAAATTTCTACTTGCATTTATATGCGAGTATATGCGATAATAAACGGGCGGGTAAAACTGCCCGTTTTTTTTAACAGCTATGAAGGGCAAAAAATATGCTACATATTGAAAATCACAACGGAACATTGCAAAGCTTGGTTCAAAAGGTTCAAGATCAAGATAATCGCAGCGCTGACTTTTTATGGTCAACTAATAATTTGCAAAAAATAACATCCGACGAAGGAAAACCACAAATTGTTATAGAAGCTTTTAAAGGACAACCGACTAGGTTTCTAAACGTAAATGAACACGCCTTTGGACAAATTGCACAACATTTGGAAATAGACACTAGAACGGCCAGACGTTTACAAAACGAAGTACCGGCGGAATTTGACGCGGTTACAAATGCTCTTTTTCAAAAAAATTCCACTAATCGCATGATTAGAACTTTTTTAGACGAAAGCGAAATAAGCGGCATAATGCGGGCCTTTGTTTCGGATAAGTTTAAAACTTTTGATAATATCGATTTATTGAAAGCAATTTTGGAACCATTAGAAAAAAGCGAAGCAATGTTAAAAATTGTTAACGGCACCATTACCGACAAACGTCTGTATATCCGCTTTAAAAGTGAAGTCCAAACGGGCGAAGCGGCAAAAGGTGATCTAATGGCAAACGGCCTCGGATTAAGTAATTCAGAAGTTGGCGCGGGAAGCGTTCAAGTTTATCAATTATTTTGGACGTTAGCCTGTACTAATGGAATGCAAACAGAAAACCGAAACCGTTCTAGCCATATTACCAGTGCAAGAGATAGCGCCGACTATGGGTTGCTATCCGACGAAGCCAAAGGCGCGGATAATCGTGCGTTAGGGTTAAAATTGCGGGATCTAGTAAAAGCTTACATAAGCCGTGAATTATTTGACGAAGTATTGGACAAAATGAGGTCCGCGCACAGCGACGTTATCGAGGGCGATTTTCACGAAATTCCGGAACGCGTCGGAACCGTTCTTAAACTTACTAAAAAAGAAAATACTGATATCTTAAATGGCCTTATGGCTACAATAGGCCAGAGCGGTTACGAGCAAGGGAAAGATATTACACGCGCAACCATGGTTAATGCCATTACGGCCGTTGCTAATAATTGCGACGCGGACGACGTTGATATGTGGCAACAGCGCGGCGGAAAATTACTTAACTTGAACGATAGAGACTGGAACCGAATTGCGGCCTAAATAAACTTTTCGTTTTTCCTTCAACTGGCCCGCCATTGTGCGGGCCTTTTTTTATTAAGCTTTACTTTATCGCATATTTAGTATTTAAGGGTAATTGTTAATTTTAACCAAAAGAAAGGTATTTTAAATGCACGTCCAAAAACCATTTGTTCGCCTTGAAAAGAAACAAGCCGAGCCAAAATTTAAAATTACAAATAGAAAAGAACGAAGAAAGGAAAAAGCCCTTAATAAAAAAGTAAAATAAAAAGAGTATCTATTGCCGCGGGCAAGCGGCGTTAAATTTTAACAACTACGGAGGGCCTTAAAATGGCTTTAGATTTTAACGAAATGGACCTTGTAAATATCAAGGCAAATAAATTTGATAAATTAGAACATATTTTTGAAACGCTCGATAATGAAAACGAAATAGAAATTTTGCCGGATGAAATAACAACCGAATATTTTTATAAAACCCCGCTTACTTTTAATTCTATTACGGGGATTTTTTACCATGCTTAAAACTGTTGAAATGTCGCGGGCAAAGAAAACCGCCGGAATAGCCGTTACATATAGAGCGGGTAAAAATAAAATGTTTGGAACATGTCCGGCCAGTTGCAATCTTAACGATAGCGGCAAGGGCGCGGAAAACGTCGATAATGAATATCTTGACGCGCTATTAAATGCGAAACCCAAAAAAGGTTTTTCTTTTACTTATTCACATTTTGATCCTAATGTTTTTGGTTGGGGTAAAAAATTAAATAAAGATAAAACCGTCATAAATTATAGTGCTGATAATTTAGGAGCGGCGGCCGCTTCAATTTTTAATGGGGTTCCGGCCGTCGCCGTTGTTAGTGAAAAATCTTGGGAAGGCAAAAAAACCCAATTAGCGCCCCATGGTTTAAAAGTTGTCCGTTGTCCGGCGGAATATCAAAACATAAGTTGCAATAATTGTGGCAATGGCGAACCATTATGTGCCCGTTTAAACCGAAACTATATTATTGGTTTTACTGCGCATGGTCCAAACAAAAGAAAAGCGGCCAGTAAAACCGAGCAAGGCGGGTGTTATGGGGCGCAAGGGAATTGCCGTATTTGGTGGACCGATACGGCGGCCAGTGAGCAACCCGACGAAACCGACGGCGAAAAGCTTTTACGCTTTGTTAAATCGCTTCCAGTGCGGGCCATAATCCGGCATCATGTGGCCGGTGATATAGGAGCGGAATAATGAAATTTGAATTACCACCGATAAGACAATTTGCAAAATTGAAACTAAAAATAGATGGCAAGGAAATCGAATTTAATCGAAGCCCTAGAACATGCCATTTAAACCGTTGGGAATTTATCAACACTTTAAACGAAAACGGGCAACCTATAGGGGAGCATTCAATACCAATGGGAACACTTGAACGGGTTGCAAATGCGGGTTGCACAATAAAATTTAAAACGTCGGGCCATTATTACGAAATACAAAAGGAAAAGAAATAGAACAAACAAGGGCGGCCCCAGTGGCCGCCTTTTTTATTACCCTTTACTTTATCGCATATACAGTGCTATTAATCCCTTGCGGCAACGGTTGCCGCGTTTAAACAACTACGAGGGAAAAAATATGGAATATGAATATAATTCAAATCAAGAATATAAACCCGCCGATCCGGAATATTTAAATAAACTGGCCGCGGATTATAAAAACGAGGGCCGTGAAGAAACATCAAAGGATATTTACGCGGCGTCCGAAACTATCACTAAACTTAAAGTCCAAATAAACAGCCAACGTGAAGAAAAGATAAAGTTACAATCTGAAATAGATGCTTACAAACTTTATCAAGAAAAATTAAACGAAGTTTTTGAACCGTTAGTGACTAATCTTTTCAATACTAAAATTGACGAATTCATAACTGGCAAGCTTGCTAATGAAATTGATTTAGCGATTGACGATAGCGACACAATTTCAGAAGCGGTTAATGATATTGAGGATTTACGAAACCAGTTAGACGGGTTCGAAATAGACGGCGATCAAATAGCCGAAACGGTCCGCGATATGATCCGCGACGGCGATATTAGCGTTAATCTAGAAGTAAACTAAAACCCCGCATATAACGCGCACTGGCGGCCCTTGTGGCCGCCTTTTTTATGAGGCACTTTACTTTATCTTATATTTTTGCTTTAACTCTTATTGCGGCAGCTGCCGCGCCTAATCAACTATGAAGGAAAAACAAATGGCTAATAATCCCACTTCTAAATTACCGCTTGTCGAGCGTGTGATAATTCAACTTTCTGAAGATTACCATTATGGCAAACCAAACAGACAAGACGCTATAAACTTTATTGAAAATAATATCCCAAGTGAAAAGCTTGAAGAATACATGGAAGGTATAGAATACGATTAACAATTATTTAAAAACCGTTCATAACGCGCATAGGCGGCCCCAGTGGCCGCCTTTTTTATTTCCAGTGATTGACAGTTAAACAAGCCGGCCCTTGCCCCTTGGGCCGAGCCCCAAACGTACGGGACCGCGGGCCGCGGCTGCCGGTTCAATTTTCGTTGCCGGTGGATCGCCGGCCAGTTTTCCGGCCATGGTGCCGCGGATCGCGTGAACTGGTGCAAGTTTCGCGGCCGCCGGATCGCGGACCAGCTACCGAAATAAACGCATCGGGTCCCTTCTGATATCGGGTCAAAAGTCGTGATTTTTTTCCCAGATTTCGCGGTTTTTTCGCCGCGGCCGCGGGCTTGTGGCACGAGAGCTAGGGCCATGTTTCGCGCAAATATTTACCAGTTATTTGATATGAGCTTCACTATTGTATAAAAACGCGTATAGTCGCATAAAATAAGATACTTTTTCAGGGGCCCCTATGAACGTAGCTATGAACCCATCTTTGGAAGAAAAAAGACTGAAACTCGAACTCCGTTTGGCGCAGTTAGAGAAGAACGAGAAGTGCCAAAAAGATTTTTTAACATTCGTAAAAACCGTTTGGCCCGACTTCATTGCAGGACGTCATCATCACATCATTGCCGAGAAGCTTGAGCGGGTAGCCAGTGGCGAGTTGAAGCGTTTGATCATCAACATGGCACCGAGGCACACGAAGTCTGAGTTTGCATCCTTTTTGTTTCCTGCGTGGATGATGGGCCAGAAGCCGAACATGAAGATCATTCAGGCGACGCACACGACGGAGTTGGCGGTAAACTTTGGACGTAAGACGAAGAACTTGTTGGAGAGTGACGAGTTCAAAGAAATCTTTCCGGAGGTAAAGTTGGCGGCGGACAGTAAGGCATCTGGCCGGTGGGACACGAACAAAGGTGGGATGTACTATGCGGTGGGCGTTGGATCGAACTTGGCTGGTCGTGGTGGTGACTTGGTGATTATTGATGACCCGCATTCGGAGCAG